CGCGCGTGCCCGCGTCTGACTTCTGCAAGAACCCGCGCGTGGTAACGGCGACGACACTGATCGGTGTCACGGCTATCGGCGCGATGGTGTAGAAGTCGGCGTCGTTGACGTTGGCGCTGAACACGTAATCCGTGGCGCCATTCTGTAACGTTTCATCGACACAACTGAAGTTCGTGGCGCCCGTGCTGCGCGAGAATACCGCCGCCGCATCACTCGCGGGCATTCTGGTATAGCAACGGATATCTCCGAAAAAAGTCCCGGATACTGAGCCACTTTGCCAGAACAGATCGTCTACCTGCTGGGCGTTTACCGCCACGTTCATGCTCATCGTCAGCTTGTTCGCATAAGCGTTGGCGCCTGGACGTGTATTGATCCCGGTTGTCGAGTGGTCGTCCGTAGTGCTGCCGTTCTTACGAACCTTGAATGAGCCGGTGGTATTATTGATCACCACCTCGAACTCGAACGCAAACCACGTATTTGCCGCCGTTACCGCCCCGGAATATGTCGCCAGCACGGTGCCGCCCGGTGTCGCCGAGGTCAGCAAGATAGCGCCGTCCTGGCGGAACACGATGCAGACCTGATTGGCGGCCACGTCCGTCAGTTGGAAATAAAGCCCGAGCGTGGCGCCACTAAGCACGGCGGTCTGGCGATAGGCGCAAACAATATGATGTACGGCGTCGTTCTGGCCGCTGCTTTTTACGAACGAAACCGTGGTATTGGGAAAATTCACCGCCTGACTTCCGGCGAACCTGCCAGCAACCAAAGAGCCCGAGCCTATGCTTCCGCTGTCCCAGTATCCCGCGAAAGCGTCGGCTCCGGTCGAGTACGGATCGAACCCATCTCCGAAGACGTATGCCATTACGTCCTCGCACAGAGAATGGTGATGCCCAGGTCAGACAAAGTCGCGTCCTGCGTCGGGGCGACGCACTGGAGAACATCACCCACCGCCAGACTTCCGCCCGCGCCCGCCAGCGTGGCCGACGTGTGGCTCGCGGACGTGACGGTGACAGTCCCCAACGCGGTGATCGTGGTCCCTCCGCTGATCTTGTTGACGGTGAACACGGCGTTACTCGTGGCCTGGATCGAGTTGTAAACCACGGCCCCGGCGAGACCGGCGGGCACGGTGACAGCCATCGCCATCGGCGCGTTCACCAGTGCGCCCGTGGCTGGCTTGCCGCTGAACGCGAATACCACCGGCACCTGCGCCACCGACGCGGGGAGCTGTGCGTAGGTCGCCTGCCCGGTCAGGCCGGAGAACGTGGTCGTGCCGGGAGGTCCGGCGGGGCCTGGGACGGTGCTGTCGGCTCCGGGTGGTCCGGGGACCGTGCTGTCCGCGCCGTCCTCGCCAGGAGGCCCTGGATTGCCCTGAGGCCCCGTTGGACCTACCCATCGCAACGGATCGGGCGGCCCTGTATCGGTGCCTGGATAGTCCGAATAGTGGATTTTATACGCCATGACAATCTCTCGTGCATTGCCAACAGCCATGCGGGCCTTGTAGTGTCTTGAGGTCCCACGACGGAGTGCGCGATGGCATACCTAACGGAAGCGGAAGCGGCCCGCTTCGCCTCAAAACAGAAGCGGAAAGGGGATTGCTCACTGTGGCAAGATCCCTTGGACAAAGACGGGTATGGCACGTTTTATTTTCGTCGGATGAACCGCCGCGCGCATCGGGTTGCCTGGTTCTCCGTTCATGGCGATTTGCCCGAGGATCGCGTTGTCAATCATCTGTGCCGCAACCGGGCTTGCGTGAACCCGCAACATCTCCAGGCCATCACCCGAAGAGAGAACGTCTTCCGAGACAGCGCCACCATCACCTACATCAATAGTCAAAAGACCCATTGTTCGCTGGGTCATCCCTACGACAAAGTCTATGCGGGAACGCGTTATTGCTCCGTCTGCGAGCGGGCGAAGAAAAAGCGTCTCAGAGCGAAATGGCGCCTGGAAGACACGCTCAACATCTAGGTTGCCATCCATCATCACTAGAAATATTCCGCGACCATACGCTCGCCACTGGTGGGCAACGCGGTCAGTGTGAACAGCGAGCGCATGGCCTGCACGACCTCAGCCTGATCCTGTTTCGCTGGCGGGAATTTCGGCGCGAGTTCGTAAGCCGCCAGCATCTCGTATGGCATGGCGGCCATCTCTGGAATGTCCTGGGAACTCCATCGCGCGATGCCACGTCCGACCAGATCCGTGTGAACAGCCATCACCGCCTCGACGGCGACATCGTGCGATGAGATGCCCATGGCGCCTCGCCGGATACGGCCCTCGAGCAGTGCCACGAGCGCGGGATCGGTTGTCTTGCCGAAGCTCGATGCCGCCATCGAAGCCGCCAGTTTCGTGTATTCCTCGGCGAACGCGCGAGGGACGGCGTCACCGGTCCACCAAACCAGCCCCTGAGCATCGAGGGCCGCGTGAACGGACGCCACGCGTTCCGTCATGAACGTCAGGTCGGCGGTGGACGGCGACTCTTCCGCCGCGATGACGCCCAACTCCACCAACGCGGCGAGGGCGATGTTCACGACAGCGACCATTTCCGTGAGGACCGGGCGGTCGTCGAGCGGCACCACGGTGACGTTCAGTCGCCGTAATGCGCGCTCGGCGATCGTTGAGACGGGGACGCTCACTACCTGCTCGCTGGTGGTGGCGGCGGAACGTCACCCGGCTCGGCGATGGCGCCCGCCGCGAGCGACGACATGCGCGTGGCGTGGCCGGAGACCGAGTGCCTGGGAGCGGCCATGGTCGTCACCGGGGGAACCCACGGCTCGCCTGTCGGCGGCCCTGACGGCGCGTTCGGATCGAGCCCCACCGCGATCAGGTGCGCGTCCCGGATCATCGTGTTTTCCTCGATGCTCGCGCCCGCGCCGCCGCGCGCGCCGATGCTGCCGTCGCCGTTGTAATCGAGGATGATCTGCGCCCCGATGCTGGCTGACGCCATCAGTTCGCGCTGTTCCGCCGTGCGTTGGGCGGGGACGGCCGGCGCGGCGGTGGTGGGAGTCGCTGTTGGAGCGGCCCGCTTCTTGGCGTCGTCGTCATCGTCGTGTGGTTTCGTTGCCATGTTGGTTACTCCGTTCGGTTAGAGGAGACGGCCCAGGCGTTGCGCGAACTCGATGGGGTCGGTGGAGTTCTTCCTAACGTTGCAACCGCCGCAGCAAAGTTGAATGTTAGAAATCCAGTTCGATCCGCCCTTGCTTAACGGCTGGATGTGGTCGGCGTGGTAGCCCTTCTTCAGTAGCTCGCGGCAGTAAGCGCACTTGCCATTCTGACGCTTGTGCAGGGCCTTCAGTTCCGCTCCGGTGTGATTGCCATCGGCGCTTGCCAGCAACGCCCGGTATCGGAGTTTGATGGCTTTGGCGGCTTCTGGGTTTTCCTTACGCCACTTCAGCACCTTCTCGGGGTTTCGGGCGCGCCACGCCTGCCTTCTGGCTACGAGTTTGTCCCGGTTTAGTTCGGCCCACTCGGCCTCCTTGGCCTTGATCCTCTCTTTGTTGGCCTTGCGGTAAGCGGCGATATGCTCCCCGTTTGCAGCCTGCCAGCGACGGGAGTGCTCAATGGAGCGCGCCGGGTTGCGTTGATAGTCACGCGTCCATTTAGCCTTTATCTTGTCGGGGTCAGTAGCTTTCGTCTGCTCATACCGTTCGCGAGTCGCGGCGTTGATCTGCTCACGGTGAGAGTCCGCCCATGCCTTCCGCAAAGCCTTCGAATGCTCCGTTGCATTCTTAAGCTTCAGGCGCTCCCGCACCTGCTCCGGGTGGAGAGCTTCCCAACGCTCTCGCCTGACGCGCTGCGCATCCTGTCTCTCTTTTCGATAGTCTGGGTCTAATTCCTTGCGTGCGCGTTCGTTGGTCCTGGTCGTCTTCAGGTAAATAGACTGACACGCGAGGCACGCTCCAGTGCTGACATAGCGTTGCGATAAATGATCCCTGATACAGGGTTCGCCGCTGAAGAAGTGCGGCAGGCTCTCTGCTTTAGCCTGCTCGCGCGTGACAATACGCCCCGCATAGGGCGTATATTCCTTAGCCATGACAGTCGGTCCTTCGTCTGTTGTGGTCAGAAGCATGGAGAGTGTGTTCAGCACTCCCCGTGCTTCGCCTTCATACCACAACATATCGGCTGGACCCAACAACATTACGCAACTGGCTCCGCGTTATCGTTACGTTCAAGCATCAGGCTCGGCGCTTGTGAAGACCGAGACCACACCGGCGTCCACTGGCTTTGTGGTATCCACGGACACGTCGGTGCCCCAACGAAGCTTGGCAATCCCACGCATCTCGCTCAGGCCAACGCCATGGAAATAGGAATAATCTCTTACATTAGTTGTGCTTTTCATCCTTTGTGCCCACGCAATTCCTAAAGCCTGCGCGCCGCACAGAACGGACATCGCAACGTCCACGGTGGCGCCAGCGCCCACGTCGGCGATGACCGGCATCTCGGGAACTTCGCGGATGATGACGCCGTTGTATAAAATATCTCCAGCGGTGAACAACGGATTATCCCGACCACGATCCCACGCGTATTGCAACGAGTTGATGATGACCGGGTCTTGCATGAGGTCGCGGAACGGCAGGCTCGGGACGAACATGACGAACCATTCCTCGTCATCGTTGACGGAGATGGGCCGGATGCGTGGCGAGGCGGTGCGGGCGATGCGTTTCGCCAGCGTGACGACGGCGGCGGTCAGTTTGTCGGCGGTGTTGTCGATCGTCGTGAGGGCTGTCGCCATGACGCCGGACACCGCGTTGGTCTTGGTCGCGCCGAACAGCACGCGATCGGCGTTGTTGACCATCCACGCGTTGCGCTCGGCGGCCGACGCGGTGGCGTAGGATTTCTGCACGTTGCCGTCGATGGTGATGGCTTCGAGCGACGTGATGATGTCGCTCCGCATCTTTTCCAGTTCCCAGTTCATGAGCGCTTCACGCGCCGCATCCCTGAGATCGATCACCGACTTTTGTTCGTCCCAATCAGAGACCGCGACGGCGTGCCGGAACGCTGAGACGGTGACGTTCAACGACCGGGCGTTGAGGATTTCCTCATTCCCTTCCAAAACGGTATTGCCAGTTACGCCCGCTCCCACGAGGCGCCGGACGGTGGGGAACACGACGGTGTCGCCCGCCTTGCGGGTCAGATCCTCGCGCACCTGGATCATGCTACCCATGGTTGTGCCCATGTATCGCGCGAACTGGTTTTTGCGAATATACTCGGAAAAGAAGTCGGAATCCCAGATTGTGGGAGTCAGTCCGGCTCTGGCCGGGGTTACGTTCATGTCCGCCAACTGAATGGCTCCTGTCGCTGGGGATTGATGGGGACGTGAAGCGACGCCCGGATAAAGCCCGGCGACGGCTCAGCGCCCGCTCAGTCCCCCCGGCGACGGGGTCACACCGATCAATCGGACCCGGTGGTGGTCCAGCGCCCGAACTCGTCCCGGCGACGGACTGCCGTTGCTTCCGCGATAGCGCCCGTTTTGTTGCCCGGCGACGGCGGCGGTTGCTCCTGCGTGGGCTCCATGAACAAGGCGTTATCCTCATCCACGGCGACCAGTATCAGTTTAGCATCATGGAGGGACGCGGCGATAGTGGCTCGCTTCTCGCCCTCACTTTCCGGCACGCGGCGTTGCAGGCGCGCGGCGTAGATGATGGCGGTCATGACGGCGAGGTCGGTCACCTCCAGCGATCCAGCGTACGGCGCAGAACGGTGATCTCGGCTTCAAGCCCGGAGACGCGCACGGAGAGGGTGGCGTTTTCGGCGCGCAACCGCTCGACCTCGGCCAGCATACGGGTGCGCTCCTCGACGATCTCGGTCAGCAGTTCGGTGCCGGTGCCGGTCATCAGCGCCGCCGCTCAGGTCGTTTCAAAATATCATCCATACTCATTGGTCCTGAGTAACCATTCGTCCCCCTCGGCGCCGAACTCCGCGCGTTCGCGAGCGACGGCGGCAACCCGGCGGCCGGGGAAACACGCGGCGGCTCGGCGCCCCGCTCGGCCTCCCATTTCGCACGAAGGCGTTGCTCGTACGCCGCCGGATCGGTGCCGATTTCCTCGTGCAGCCGCGCCGTGGCGTTGTTGTCGATCATCCACTGATACGGATGCGGTTTAGAGTATAGTTCGTTCCACAACCTCGGGTCTGCTTGCGTTCGGCGCTGGAAGTACTCTGTTTCCTTGTCGATTACTTCCTTGCCGTGCTTGTCGAGCGCCATCATCTCGCTGGTGTTCAGGCGTTCGTTCAGCACGACGCCGCGCACGCGCCTCGTGTAGCCCTCGGGATCGCGGACGGGATCGATCGGCTCCAACATCGCAGGCGGCTGCTGTGGTTCGGGCGGCTTCCTGGCCTCATCCAACTGCTTTTTAAGCAGGGCCATCTCGGTTTCGACAGCGACCGCGCGCGACTTCCAATCCTGACGGCGAGCACGTTCCTTTTCATACGCCGACCTGGGGACAATCGCCTCGTTCGGGTTGGGCTCGCCCGGCTCGGCATCGTCCTCAGGCTCCGGAACGGCTGCCTTGGCGGGCGCTGGCTTCTCGCTGGTGGTTGCCGCCTCCCTGTCCGGCGCGGCCTCTGGCGCCCTCTCAGGCGGCGGTGGAGGCGCATCCTCCGGCGGGGTGCCACCGGACAGGAACGCGTCAAGCTGCGTGGGTGTCTCAGACATCAGGCCGCTCCTCCCGGCGGTTCAGGCGGCGCGAGCGCGTTATGGCGCGCGATCAGGATGTTGTTCACCCGCTCCACCGCCGATTGTCTCAAATCCCCGGCCCGCGCCTCGTCCGCCATCGCCTTCGCGTGACGCCCGCGAATGTCGGCGTCCTGTAGCGCGGCCTGCACCTCCGGCGGCACCACGGTCCCAGGCTCGGACGGCGCATCGGGCGGGGCCATCATTTCGTTGTGCATCTGATGCGTGTTGGCGATGTGGTGGACGCTCGCGTGTTTTCGTTCCGCCGCCAGCGCGAAGTCCGCCGCCGCCTTGGCCTGCGTCGCCGTGGTGTCGGCCTGGGCCTTGTCCATCGTCATCTTCTGGACGACCTGCTGATGCTGCGCCTGCGCCTCCTGGCGATCCTTCAACATCTTCAGCAGGTCTTCCTTGTTCCTGAAATTCGATGCGGCAATCAACATTTCGGGCGGGATCAGGCCCGGTTGCGTGCCCGCCAGTTGCAGCAGATTCTGGAACTGCTCGGCCTGGATCGATGGCACATCAATACCTTCCTCGATCGTTATATCGACATCCATATCGGTGATGTCGTTGTCTATCCGTATCACCTGTTGCAATCTGGGATCGCCCGGCACGATCTGCATCGCCTGCATCGCCTGCGCCCTCTGGTCCTCCGGCATCGCCGCCAGTTCATCCATCACCCGCACCGGCTGATTGATGCCGACGTATTTCGTTGTTCCCAGATCGTCGGTCACGCGCACCCAGCGCCCCGCCGTCCAGAATTGCCGCGCGGCCATCCAGGCCACCTGATACAGCGTCCGCGACCACATCCGCAGCGTGTCCGCGATCGGCTCGTGCGCCGCCGCCCCGCCCGCCTGTTGCGCGAGGATTGCCCTGCCGGACAGTTCGCGCGGATCGGTGCCAGACATCGACGCGTTCGGCCCTGATGCCTGCATTTCCGCCGTGGCGTGCTGCATCAACTTAAATTGGCCGTCAGCCATATCGTTGCCGTTGCTAATCTCGAACCGCAGACCTGGATTGACGACGATCACGCCGTCGGGACGCGCGACCTCGCGACGCGCCCGGTCCACGTCAGCGACCGCGCCATCTTCCAGAATAACCTGGGCCACGCTCAACGAATGCAGCAGTTTGCTGCGCCGTTTGTTGACTTCGTCCTGCAAACTGATCAGGTCGCGAACCATCCCGTAACGATTGTTTTCCCGGTCAACGTGCGCCGACGCCATGATGAGGCCGGACGCCGACGTGCCTTTGTTGCCCAGGAACGGCGAGCGCATCGGCTCGGCCAGAAAGCCCACGCGGGTCAGCGTGGCCACCCACCATTCGTTACGCTCCTGCCAGTGGCATTGCACGATCCGCACGCGCTCGCGCTGACTGTCACACCAGACGATTTCGTTCGGCCGGTCGCCGTAGCTGCCCGTCTGCGTCTGGAACGTATCGCTGATGAGGTCTTCCGCGTCGGGCCACGTTTCGTAAGCCTGATCACGGTCCATCCATATGACGATGCCTTTGTAGCGGCCGTCGCTAAAGTCCAGTCGCCTCGAATGTGGGTCCCAGAACAGGCGATCGTAGGGCACCTCGGTGATGGTGATGTTCGCGCCGCCCTTCCCGTCGTCCTCCAGGCCGAGTTCCGCGCCGCCGACGCCCTCGACCATCAGGTTCTCGTAAACCAGTGACCTGATCAGCGGAAAATTGTTGTCGTCCGAAATATAGCGCAACGCCTGCGTGGCCGCGTCCGCCTTGCCCTCGTCAGCCGGATTGCGGGCGAACGCCTTTGGATCGGTCCTGGACTTCCGCTCAAGACCGCACATCAACTCGACCTTGCGGCTGCAATAATTGATCGTGATCTCAGGTTGCCCGCGCGCCTTCAGCGCCGCTTGCTCGGCCTCGCTCCACTGGAAGCCGCAGACGTAATCACGATCACGCTGCGACCGCTTGCGGCCATCGTCGGTCGCCGTCTCCGCGTCCTCGAACCATCGCACGATGCGCGTATGCAGGTCGTCCAGATCGCGCGGGTAGCGGTCGTCCGCCACGCCTGGGCCGCCCTTGGGCCGCGATGCCTCCACGGCTACTGGATCAGTCGGCGGATCGGGGTAGAGCGACTGACTCATCGGACGCGCATCCCCGTCCCGCCCGCGCACATCAGCAAATCATATGCGAGATACACCAACACGATCAGAACGAACGCTATCAGAATGATATTCAACACCTGCATCACCAGCGAACCGGCGACACCGAGCCAACCCAGCACGGTAGGCAAGATCAGCCGGAATATCGCCACGACGGCGCATATGACGATGAGCCAGATGAGGAGATTGACGAACCATGCGGCTGAGAAACACATCATTCGGCTCCTTAATGAGCGAGCGTTCCGACGATCGCCAGGACGCCGGCGGCGAGACCGATGTTCGAGCGCAGCCAACTGGCGGCATCATCGACCACATCGTCTAACTCGTGCTGTCGGTAATGAGGCCGAACCCGGCCAGCGTGGTGATGAGCGACGCCAGCGCCGCGTTGCCGGCCTTGGCGCCCGTCACGGCGGCGGGAGGCAATCCGCTGTTCGTCCCGGCGGCGTTTCCCGTCAGCAAATTAGATGGATCAACCCAAACTCCCGAGGGAGGTAGGCCAAGATACTGAATGCCCCATTGCTGGGTCTTCCCCGAGGTCCGCGTATCGGTGATGACGTTATTCGCGATACGAATATTCTTGATCGGCGTGGTGGCACCGTTGATGCCAATACCTATCCCGCCGCCATTGTCCGTGATGACGTTTCCGGTGATCGCGATGTCCTCGCACGGCAACGGCGTCGTGTCGGAGTTGGCGAACAAGGCAATGCCGGAAGCCCAACAATTCCGAATGGCGTTGCCGGCGATGGTGACTTTCTTGACGCCCGGAAGGTCGAACCCGTTGCCTGACATTTTATTGATGGTGTTGCCCGTGATCATGACATCCGTGCAGGTATAGGCGAACACCGACGACGGATAATCCGGATACGAAACACTATCCTGTTGCAAGACAACCTGCATCATGATGTTGTTGATGATTTGGATATCGTGAATGAAACCCAGATTGATACAATCAAGGCCCACGTCGGAGAACAGGCAATCGATAATCCTGATCCTGAACCCCCAGGTCACGTTGTCCCCGTTGGTATTGCTGAACGCCTGTTTGCGATCAGCCGCGAGCCCCGTGGTTTTCCAGTGATTGCCGATATTCTTGAAGACGCATCCCCGTGCCGTCAGGTCGTTGTTTCCAGAGCCATTGAACGCGATCCCGCGCGTATTCTGAAACGTCACCTGATCAAGCGTCAGACCGCTCACTCGATATGCCTGCGCGACAATGCCGCCGTTCGCGAAGTCCTGGCCGCCGCCGTCGAAGGTCAGGCCGTGGACGTGCATGCTCGCGGTGTTGGCCGTCTCGAACAACAGTATCGGCGCCGTGCTCGTGGCGGTCGGCGCGAGCGTCACCGTGCCAGGATAAGCCCACCACATTTGGTTAGATGCCGGCAGGACCGAACGAGACAGCAATAATTTCGCGGGCGATGGCGGAAAGTATAGCACCGAACCGGTGCCCGCCGCCGTGGCGACAGCCTGCAACGCGGCGTAATCGTCCGTCACGCCATCCATCTTCACGCCATGATAGAGCACATTAAATGTGTTCGCGTTCGCGCCGGCATTGGCTATCGCCGCGTTTAGGTCATCCGCGAGAAGCGCGTCCCCCATCTGCCATGGGTATCCGGTCATATCGTCACCGCCTGCATTTCTGCGTTGGAGACATGATTGTCGGACCAACCGCCCGCGCGACGGGAACCGATGTCGTGGGAATGTAGGATGTCGCGAACCCGCCTTGCTCGGCCTGTGCGCCCCAGACAAACACCGTATAGGCAGGCGTCGCGGCCTGCGAAGCATCGCGCATATCCGTGCCAATGCCGAAATACCACGACACGGCGGTCAGGTTGGGCGTCGTCAACGTAAATCGTTGCCACGCCGTCGTCAGGGTGGCCGCCGCCTTGTAATACAGCACACCGTCAGGCGTGACGGAGAAGTAAGCCAGTTCGCCGCCAACAGCACCCTTCAGATAGACGCTGACCGTCCAGACGGCGGCGGTGGCCGTGAACGCCTGCGATATCGTGCTGAAATTAGGAGCGGACGGCACAGCCAGAAACGCGACACGAGACGCTGTTGTCGTTCCATCCGGTGCCGTTGTGTTGTTGCCGGTTACTGTTGGTGCGCTGCCGCCCCTCGTCCACGCGGCGTTCGACATGTCGCCACTCTGGAGGATGGCATTCGTCCGCGACGGCTCCGGCGCGTCCGTGACGCATTGCCCATACGCCGACGCGGGCAACGCGGCTCCGACCAGCAACAGTGAGCGGCGACCAATCACCATTCCCGCGCCGCGAACGCCTGAGCAGTGGTCGCGCCGATGATGCTGTATGCCTGGCCGCTCGCTGGCGACATGCACAGGAACTGCTGACCGGTCGGGATCAGGACAGACGGCGGCCCCGCGACCGCCGTGGCCGTCTCGGACACCCACAGACTGCCCGCGCTCTGGTTCTGGATCATGCAGCCGTGGCGGCCACTCCACGCCGGCATGGCCACCTGCGCGGTGCCCCCGGCGGTGATAGTGCCCGAGCGGTCGGCGTAGGTGAGGGCCTGTGCGAGCGCCGCCGACGGCAACATAAGCACGGCCAGGGCCAGGATGCGGATCATGTTTTGTCCCCCTCGATGACTTCGCGGATCGAGTCACGGCATGCCGCCGCGTCCATCGCGTCCGCCAGCACCGCGCGCAGCCAGTCGCGCCTGACGGTGAAACCACGTTGGTGCGCGTCCTCGATCGCGGCGTCGGCCCACTTGTCCGGATCGGTCCCGACCGCGCGCTGAAACTCCGCGCCGCTGAGTGTGCTGTAGTCGGTCACGCCATCCTCCGCGCGTTAGTTGCTCCGTTACCCGGCCAAAAACCGGCCACGCGATCAAACGGGGGTTTGCGGACACACTCCTTGTCTTTCACGCCACCCTCCAGTCGCGCAGTTCCTCCGCGTCGCGGTTGAACGCCGCGTCCCAACTGTCGCGCGGGGGCTTACGTTCCATATCGCGAACGTATGGGCGTGACATCATCGCGTATCTGCAACTATCGACCGCGTGGTCTTCCGAGTCCG